ATTGAGTGACGGATTCAACAGCCTCACACACAGAAATCCTGACACTCCCTGAAATCCAGCTTGCCGGTCATCACAAAGTTGACCAGAGCATCCTCCATGCCCTTGAAGGCATTGGTAAATGCATCGGCCGTCTGCTGCGCCACATTCGCGGCCTGGTCGACATAGTTCTGCAGCGCATAACTGGCCCCCAGCCCCCATCGGCTCTGCAACGCGTCCAGCTCCGAGTAAGTAGCCTTGGCGATACGAATGCGCTCATTCTTCTCAACCTCCAGATAAGCCAGGCGCTGATCAATCTGATCTTGCTGCTCCTTCGAGAGGTTGGCAGTGAACATCCGTCGGTCGCGCAGATTGCGCTCCTCTGCCAAGTAGCTGTCCTCGATTCCCCACAGGCTTTCCGCCCGCTGGCGGTCCTTGCTGCCCATCCAGGCCGAGTCGACAGTGCGCTGCTGCTGAATCCGCATCTGCTCCATAGCACGCTGGTGCGACTCAGCCAAGGCCTCGAAGGCCATCCGCTGGCGATCCAGCGCCAACTTCTCTTCATGAGACAAGGCCTTGAGCTTCTCTTCATTCTCCAGGCGCTTGGCTGCGAGTTTGGACTCGGTATCCGCAATGTGCTTCTTGACGGCCAGCGCATCGCTGCCCTTGACCTTCTCTTGCTCCAAGCGGGTGATCTGCTCCTGCAGGGCGGCTTCCTCAACCTTGCCGGACTGCTGAATCAGGTCACGCTTTTGGCTGTAGTAGCCTTGGTCATCAATCAAGCCTGATTGGCGCAGGCGGTCAAGATCCTTCTGCTTGCCGTCGATGATGCGCACCTCTTCGCGGGCCGCATTCTGAATCTCTGAGAGATCAAGGCGACGGGAAGCAGGCGCCGTGCTGCCTCCCTTCTTCTCCTTCTCCTCATACTTCTTATTGATGCCGGCAACGAGCAAGTCATACTGCTTCTGAGCCTCTGCGCTGGTCTTTGCTGCCTCTCCGTATTTCTTCTCAGCGGCAGCCAACTCAAGGCGCTTCTGCGTCTGCTTGTCATAGTGCTTGCTGGCTTCTGCGCTCAGATTGATAAGTGCCTGCTCACGTTCACGAGAACCTTGCACATAAGTGTTGGCCGACTCGGAGAGACCCAACATCTCGCGCGCCTTGTCGAGCCTGCTCTGACGAGTCTTGAGGCCCTTGGCATAGCTGCCCGTGCTCTCGGTCACAGAGTTGGTCGGGCCACGCTCCTGGTAGTCATTGACCTCCTTCTGCAGCCGCTCCACCACAGCATGCATGCCCTCCTGTCGGCCGAGCGACTTGATCATGTCGATCACTTCGGCGCCCACATTCCGAATGGCAATCCATCCCTTCTCCACCAGGCCCAAATTGGCGGTGATCGTGCTGGTAGCGCCGGCAATGGCCGAATCGTAGGCGTCCTGGGCCACGCGGGCAGCATCCGTCTCACGCCCCACTTCCTGCAACGACTTGATCTGCTCAAAGGTTGCCGACGTCAGGAAGTCCATTTGCTTGTTCAGCTCAAGCACCGCCTTGACGGGGTCTTCGCCCAACTTCTTGAAGTCCTTGGCCACCTCCTCCACGGATTGCCCGGTGGCACGCTCCCACTCAATCGCTGTCGTGGTGTAGCGCTGCAGGCGTTCAGCACCAACGCCAGCATTCGCTGCAAATGTGACCAAGGCCTCGGCCGCTTTGGCCTGGGTAATACCTGCCACGTTATCCATTGCGGCCGACATGTCCACCAGTTGCTGGACGCTGGTGCCGGCCTGGTTGCCAGTCTTTTGCAGCACGACCAGGAATGCATGGGCTTCTTTGGCGCCTGAGTACAGGCCGTACGCCAGTACGCCAGCTGCTGCGGCCGCAAGCGTGAACGGGTTCACCATCCCCAGCACATAGCCACCCAGTGCCTTGGCGGCCTCTCCCGCCCCACCAAACATGGACATCAGCTGAGAGCCCTGCTGCAGGAATACCGTCATGGCGTTCTGCCCGCCCTGCAGCGACACGATGATGTCTTGGAACTGCGCAGGAACACCACGCATCGCAGCAGAGTGAGCGCGGTCACTCATGACATATTGGCCGGACTGGCTCAGGCGCTTTTGCGCTGCCTCGGCCTGGCGCAACTGGTCGATATAAGGCTTGAGCACATCACCCGAGATACCGCGCTGCTTGGCCAGAATCTCGTAGTACTCCGAGCCGGCCTTGCCACCCGACTGCATGGCCACCGTGGCGCGCTGGATGCTGCCGACCATGTTTTTCTCGGCCCGAGACATGGCGACTGCAGCCTGCTGCGGCTGTGTCTCCAGGGGCTTGAGACCCTGCGCAGCCTTTTGGCCTGCAGCCTCCACGCCTGCGGCCATGCCCTTGGCAGCCGCCACAGCGTCAACGGCACCCTCGCGCACGCCTGTGGCGTCCAGCGAGGCCTCAATCTGGACTTTACGGCGGTCGGTATCGCTCATTTTTCAGCCTCAGCATAGATTTCTTGAAGTGCGGCAGCCTCCATGACGCGAACCTCGGCGCGCAGCCGGTCGTGGTCTTCATGAGGGATTTCGCGGGCGCGAAGTTCATCGGCCAGCACGCCGTAGTCCAGCCCCACCACGCCGCCGGCGCCGACGCGCCACTGCGTCTGCAGGGCATCGAACAGGCACCAGGCAGTCCAGTTTTCGGGCCAGACCTGGACACTGAACATGTCGGCGTACTGGCTCACCGGCAGTCCCCATCCCTTGAGGTACTGGGCATCCGGGAGCTGCATGTATCGCGCACGCGCTGCCGCAATCAGTTTCCCAAGCGACCCTCCATGCACAGCTGCTTGTAGGTGTTCATCACGGCCTGGGTCGCTGCTGGCAGTTCGCTTGCCAGCTGGATGCAGTTGTCCAGGGTGAACGGTGCATCCAGCCCCCATTCAAGTAAGCACCCATGGATGTACTGCCCGTTGATCTGCACCACGGCGCGCTGCTGCTGAGTGGACGGCTGGCCTGCGGTGGGATCAAAAGCCGGAGGCTCCACTGAGAAGAGACCGTCAAGGAATGCACCGAATTCCACGCGGTCGCGGTATCGAAAGGTCACGGGAAGCAGACCCTCGGTGCCATCCGGCATGGCGACCTTGAGGGAATGGACGATGCCCTTGGGCCGCTGGCCCAGCACGATCTGGCGTGCAATCTGCTCGCTCATGATCAAGCAGCCTTAGCCAGAGTGGTCGGAGCGCCACGCAGCAGCACCGTGGACTTGGTGGTCATCTCGGCACCCTTCTCGGTGCTCGGTGTATCGTCATAGGCCAGCTCGCCCACGTAGTAGCTAGCGGAGCCGTCCTTGAAGTCCAGACGGTGCACAGACTCCATGCCGTCAGATGCCTTCAAAGCAGCACGAGCCGCCCCATCCTGTTTCCAGCTGTTGGTGTATTCCAGGCGGCGCGCCGAGCGACCCTGACTGAATTCCTGCTCGTCTTCAACATCCAAATAGCTGCTGCTGCCAGTCTTGAGCTCACCACCGCTCAGCGCGAAGCTGGGGACATAAGGCAGGCGCTGCCATTCGTCGGCAACCAGAGGGATCAGCAATACCTCTCCACCCATCGGAAATTTTATGAGATCGCTGGTATCAACGCCGTCCAGAGTCACGCTGTCGGCCGTCGCGGCCTTGACGCGGGCCACGCGCCCCTCCAGCTCCGGGTAGTCCTCGCTGGTGATGACGACTACAGCCTTAGCCTGCAAAGTATTGGCCACTGTCACCACCGCATGTGCTGCATTGGACATTGCACCAGCGGCCAAGGCGGTAAGAGCGGCGGTGTAAAGATTGAGTTTTGCCCCATCGGGCAGAGGAACTTTGCGCATGGTTGTGCCCCTTTCAGGCAAAGAAAAACCCGCCTGGTTTCCCATGGCGGGTTGTTTGGCCCTTGCGGGCGTTGAAGTCAGTAGCTGACGCGGATGTCCTGGTCAGCTGAGTAAAGATCCATGTCGTGGTCGTAGTCGTCGCGGAAGTTGCCTATCGGCCGGACAACGAGATCTAGGTGGGCGCGCAATGCGCTGACAAGCTGCTGCATCAGCCGCTTGGGCTCCAGAATTTCTGGGCTGAAAATCCGGATCTGCACATCGGCGGCGTCTACCTGAGAATCCTCGTTGTCCAGGTATTCGCTGGTATCGCCACCAAAGCGCTGCCAGATCACATAAGGCGTTTGCGCATTGGCCGGGGCCACAGTGCCGTAGCAGCTCGGGATTACGGCCGCAATGGCTGCGTGTAGAGCTTCGTCCATCACTTCACCCTTTCCAAGGCTTGCCAAAGCACATCAGCAGAGGCCAGCACTGCTGCAGGCTCCGCGCGCAGCGAGCCGCGCATGAAGGCCTTGCCCGGGATGTAGACCGGACCGCCCGGGCGGGGAAGGTAATAGGCGTCCTTCTCTGCCTGGCTGGCCCGGCGCCGCGGCTTCTTCTTGCCGGCGCTCTCCGGCCGTGCCAGCGTCACCCAGCCCTTTCGGGTCATCACCACCTGGTAACGCTGCCAAAAGCCGTTCTCCAGCAGATGGCCGTGCGGCGCGGTCTTGGCATTCCAGCTGATGTGATATTCAGCAACGCCCTGACCGCTGTTCTCAGGTGAGAAGGCCTGATAAATGGCCTTGTCCAGGTTGCCCGAGAGCTTCTTGATCCTGCCGACGTTGGCCTTCGCTGCGTCGTAGAACACCTGGGCGGCAGCCTGTGCCGCAGGCCGCGCCGCCTCTTCGGCTGCATCTCCCAGATCATCAAAGAGCGATTCGAGGCCTGAAAGATCGACTGCGGCAATCAGAGAGCTTGCCCCCCTAGCCATTGGTCACCTCACACACCAGGTCAACATACTCGCGGCGCTGCCGCTCTGGCAAAACGGCCTTGATGCTGTATTCCACGCCTGCACAGACAACACGCATATCAGCCTTGATGTCAGTGCGCCATCGAATTCGGATACTGGCTTGAGCTTTGCTGGCCACCTGCCCTGCACGCACGGTTTCGCTGCCCGAGGCAAAGCGAATGTTTGCCCAGGCCTTTGCAACCTCTTCCCAGTTGTTCGATAGCTGGCCAAGCCCGCCACCAGTCAAGCGGCGCTGGATGTGGATGCGGTCTCGAAGACTTCCTGCGTCCATAGTCAAAATCCCGGTTGCACGTTGATGCTGGACAAGAGAGCAGCGCTGATGTGCGGAGGCGCTTTCGCCCCTTCGCGCTGTCCCATCAACTCACGATTGGCATAGAGCCAGGCGACAACCAGCAGCATCCAGGCGCGCACGCCTGCGTGAGTCGTGATGTCGATACCTGCTGTGTATGTGATCTGCGCAGCCTTGCCGACAAATCCCGATGCCTGAACCAAGGTGCGCCGGCCACTCTGCACAACGACAAAAGGCACAGCGTCGCCGCTGACAATGACACCCTCCACCTCAATCACGCCGCCGCGGGCAAGCACCGAATGGCCGGCGTCACTGGCCTGCTCGATATAGCGCCCCTTGCGGATGGCTGAGCCACTGACCTCCTCGGCCAGCGCGCGTGCGGCCGGGATAAGGACGCCTTCAAGGTAGGCATCCTCTTCCGCACCATCCACTCGGCATTGCAGCTTCACCTCGGCTAGTGTCAAAGGCTCATCGCCAAGGTACTGGGCAATCATGCCTTGGCACTCTTGGGTGCTTTGCCTGCTGGCTTGGACTGCGACTCGGAGGCCTGGGGCACTTGCTGCGCGTCCTCCGCAGGAGGCTGCTCGGGTGCCAGCTCCTGCAATTTCTCCTCAGCAGCAGCGCCAACTTGAGCAGGTAGGACAGCATCCAGCTCTTGCTCAACTTGATCGGCACCAGGTTCGGCATCAGACTTGGCCACACCCAGATCCTTCAGGTGCTGGGCGGCGTCCGCATCAAAGCCCGCCCGATCGCCCTTGGCGTAAGCCCCGAAGGGCTTGGTGAATAGCACGACTACTTTTTCCATGACTCACTCCTTGAACGCCCCGGCCAGCGGCCAGAGCAGGTCAAAACAAGGCGGGCTTAGCCGAAGCTGGAGCCCCACTGCACATCCTTGAGCACCACGATGGATTCGACGTGGCGGGGGCCAAAGTCGTGCTTGGCAATCACACGAATCAGCGTCTGGTCGCGCTGGAAGGCGGAGATCACATTGCCCTGGCCGTCCTTGTAGGTGGCCTCCTTGGAGTAATCGATCACCAGACCTTCGTCTTCACCGATGAAGCAGTCGCCGAAGTCGGCCAGGTACAGCTCCGAGCCGTTGGAATCCGCGCCCACGGTCAGGTTGGCGGGGATCTGCGTGGTGAATGCAACGGCATAGCCCTTGAGGAAGCCGTTATCCAGCTCCGGGTAGGCCTTGTTGCCGTTGCCATCACGAATGGAAGCCAGGAAGCGGAAGGTGCGAGGGTTCATGACCCAACCAACGCTGGTCATGTTGGCGTTGGCGTTCTCCAGGCGGAACAGCATCTTGTTCAGGTCCGCATCCACCTGTGCCAATGTGGGCGTGGCCGAGGTCGGGGCGAACACATTGGCAGCCAAAGCCCAGTGGCGCAGGCCCTTGGGCGTGTTGGAGGTGCCGTCGTCGCGCAAAAAGGCCTTGTCTTCGCGAGCCGCCAGCGCGCTGGTCAGGTCGCCCACCACGATGGCGTCCACATTCGGATTGGCCGACGAGTTGGCCAACAGGTCATTGCTGATGGGCACCAGGGCCGCCAGCTTTTTACCCGACAGCTTCAGGTCGTCGAACTCGCCCTGGGTTGCCGGCACATCAGAATCAGAGCCGATATAGCCAACCACAGCACCCCCCTTGAGGCGCGGGATGGTCATATTGCCGTTATTCAGGGGCAAGGGACGCGCGCCCAGCTTGCGCACGGTGGACTTGGGGCGCAGCAGCTCGATCACCTCGCTGGACAGATTGGTAGGCACCAGCACACCACCGGCAGCCGAGGTCAGCGTATTCAGCGAAGCGGCAATGTGCTCGCCGTAGCCGCGCTCAATGGCCAGTTGCGCTGCGGCCTGGCGATTACCTTGGGCAGCGGCCAGCGCCACCACCATCTTCGCCATGCCGGTGCCAGGCGCCTCAGGTTGCTTGGGCTGGGCAGGCACGGTCTTGGTTGCAGTCACATCCGCGGCGGCAGAGACAGGCACAGCGGCCGCCGCATTCATGCGCTCGGCAGACTCCAGGCGCACGATCTGGGCGGACATGACCTCGAACTGCGCCTGCAACTCGCCAAACTCGGCTTGCTGCTCAGCGGTCAGAGAGCCGTTTTCGGCCTCCAGCTTGGCCAAAGCTTGCACGCGGTCGTTGATCTTGGCGCGCTCGCTACGGATTTCATGGATTTTGGACATAACGTCTCTTTCAATAGAAAAACCCGCTCAAGGCGGGTTCAGTGATGCCCATGGCGGGCGCGAACAAACCACCCGGGCTCAAACCCAAGTGGCGGAAAGTAAAAAACCCGCCGAAGCGGGTTTCGCATTGATTGGGAGCGTTACTGTCAGGCGACTTCCTTTCGCTCGCTTCTTGGACTCAGACCCAGGCATGTTGCAACAAAGGCTCCGAGAGGAGCCCTTGGTTTAGCAAGTGAACTTCAAATTCAACTACTTTTCCCACAGACATAACCAAGCGCCAAAGTTGCAAGAGCCAAGCATTTGTCCGCGGCACCTACAGCAATCTTAATGCGCTCATCGTCGAGGTCGCCGAATGCGATGGCAGCATGGATTCCAAAGAACAATAATATTGACACGACCAAAGCTACTGCGGCGACAGCTATTGGTGCGTTTTTCTCGCCACCTAATACAGATCCAATCCACCCAAGCTCCTGGCCTTTCGTAGCTTGGAGGGGGCGTGTCCGAATTTTTGTGTAAACGGTTCGGACTTCAATTGACGGA